CATCTCCTAGTTCTAAAATAGTGGACCCGCTCGGATTTGAACCGAGGACCGATCGGTTATGAGCCGACTGCTCTTACCCCTGAGCTACGGGTCCATCTTTAAGTATTTTCTATATTTCTCAGGCATTCTATCAAAGTATTTTGTACTTGTCAAGGACTTTCTACCTTTATTCAAGTCGCTTGAACGTGCTACATTTATCAGAAAGCAGGGTGCATGTTGTCTTGGATTGAACCCATCAACCTCAAGGTCGTCGTTTGGATTCATACATATACTCTTGTAATCCTTTATTCCATTTCTTTTCAGAAGTTTATTTAGGAATGACTGGAATGGCGCTGTGTTCTCTTTCTCCAACTCAACTGGAATACCGTCCACAAACAGAGCGAACAGTCCAGAACTGTATCCATCGTCTATCATCTGCTTAACAACGTCAGGAAATACCTGGACATTCGAATCAAACACATCCACCAGCAACCTGCCCCTTGTTCGCTCTCCCTTGGAAAAGGGGCAGGTTGCCATACCCGAAAACTCCTCCCTTGGAGTCTCGATGTATTCTTTGATGTAAGAGTGTATTCTCTCTATGGTGTTACTCTTTTCTACCATACAAAATATCCAATCTGTTTTTTCTTTCTTGTTCTGGTGAAGTCGTTGACCTTGCGATCACCATCCTGACCAGTGCTGATGCTGTGTAAGCATAACAAGCCACTAGGAGAACGTACTCTAACTTCACGCTGTTAGGAACCTGTAGAAGTTGCGGCACACCGTCCTAAAGTAGTTGACCCCACCTTCGTTCTCGTTGTGCAATTCATACAATACTTTGTAGTCGCCTGAATCATAGGCGTCATCCATCGTATCGTTGACGATATCTACCATTTTGTAGGCGGCCGCCCTTATTTCCTCTGGAAGCATAAACATCATTTTATCTAGGCGACCCTTGATCATACAGTTCATGATGTATTTGTAGCACAACTTACTCTTGACCATCTCGCCGATGTAGTTAATGTACTTAAACTTGATAAGTTGCCCATTAAAGTTCATGACCCAACCCTCGTGATTTGACACTGAACGACTGCTAATCTCATCGACTAGATCATTCAGAGTCATCTCACGAGACTCAGGACATATGAAGAGATGCGGCATTGCTTTGCAAGTATGCTCTAACTCTGTGAGTTTCAGCGACTCACCATCGGAATCATAAGCATTCAACAGGTATAGTGTTTCCACGTTGTCATAATCAACGAAGACCTTAGTGTAGGGGTGGATCAATTCCACTACAATAGACATAAGTTCCTTACCTACAGTCTTTTCTACCTGTTGAAAGTCCGAAAGAGTAAGCATGTTACCAGCAATCTCCGCACTAGTTGTTCCAAATTTACCTCGGGTGGAGGAACACAGTTCACCGTTATGGACAAAGTACTCAATCATATGTCCATCCGCTTTTTCTCGGGCGGTGTATTTACCTGTTCCAAACTTCTGGGTGAGTGCCTCGTATGTATTTTCCGGCAACTCACTGTAGTTAAAGAACTTCTCGAACCCGCGACTAACGAGAACTGGTTCCTCCACACTGAAGTCGTAGATCATACCACGCATATCGCGCAGGGGTTGTGACCACCCTTGATCCACTTCATGCAGTACATTGTGTGCCTGACCTGTATAGTTCAACAGGATCAGTTGACGCTCTTCATCAATGTCAAACCCTAGCAACTCACCTGGGTTCTTCATGTCTGTGTGCTCAAGGTGTAGCAACTCCTTGAACTTCTGAGCATTTTCTCTCTTGAATGATGCCCACTTAGTCTTCTTGTCTTCGATAGTACGAATCTCTGAAGTGATAAGTTTAGCAATCACAGGCACGTTTGAATGTACTGACACGTTAATGTCCTTTCATTTAAGTTGTGAGAGTATTATATATTAACTTTGTTTATTTGTCAAGACGATGATGAAAGTTTATCGACGAATCGCTTCTGTTGGGGGTGCCACTCATATGCAATGGCAAAACTTTCCTCAGAAGATAATTGCTTTTCAAATACAACCTTTTGAATCTTAGGGAAAGAGGTTCGGCATAACAATTCGCTTGTATTGTGCTCCAGGATCTCTTGAATGAACTTCTGTCTACCGTGGTCTACAGACCTGACAGAAGAAATGTTAGAATCCATCGATTTTCCGATACGGGTAATCAACCATACGTCCCTGGATGTACCACCGGATCTTTTCCAGACCTGGTACATTTGATTTTCGAACGCCTGTGGGTGAGCAGACATCACTAGCATGACGGGAGAGTCATCCACACCAGGATGAACCTGAGTCTGATTCATAGTGTTCCAATCATCGACAGGAAAGAATTCTTTCCACAAGTTTTTGCGCATCCCTTCAGTATTCGCAGATGGTAAAGGTTGTGACCTGTCGGCAGAAAATGCCTTATTGAGTACGTTACCGACAAAAGATCTATATTCCTCTCGGGCGTAGATCGTACCAGACTCGGTAATCAACCAATTCCTGCCCCAGTTCTTTTTCTTTTCCAGTGTCCAACTTAAAATCTGTGGATTTTCCTCACAAGCATATTCAAAATTACGTACGAGTTGATGTGGGAGATCCTCCTCTTTATTTTCTGGTCTTGTGCCATCCACCTCCTCGTTACCGATTCGTGCAAGTTTATTTGCAAACTTACGGATTTTCCAAGTTGGTGTGCCTTCTGGGAATTTAAATTTAACCCAGTCGCACTTAGATTTAAACCCCTTTTCATTGATGGCATATTCATGCCCGCGCCCGCGCTCATTACCGATAGCAAAGTACACTAGACTTTCAAGTTCAGTGCCAAGAAGTATTCTTTTCCTTGGTTCCTCATACTTGTAGAAGGCAGTATACCACTTATGAGGATCATCCTCACCATTGACTCTCGATTGAAAGTCACTATAGTATTTTTCGGACCTTGGGGCAAAACTAGACATGTCCCACCCCTTTACAATCTCAACTTCCAGACCCTCGACCTGTACAAGTTCAGTCCATCGAATGGACCTTGGATCTTCAACGTCTTTGCTGGGATTTATGTACCCCATATCCTCTACTTGTTTCCATACTTTTTCATAGTATTTATCTGTTTCTGTTTTTAGTTCAACAATTTTGGCAGTTGTTCTATTACTCATTGTCCCCATCTCCTCTTATCTTAATCATCATATACTTTATTTGTTTATTTGTCAAGAACTTATTTTGCTGACCACTTCAATAATATAGCAAATCTTTTATCGTTTGTAAAGTCTTTTCTTTACTTTTTTTATACGTGTGGTGCGCCAAAAGGATACGCCGATGCAAGCACCACTCTTGAGAACTTAATAGATCCTCCGTGCTTCTTTGTTAGGTCTGAAACCTTCTTATCACAAATCTTCCTGGTCGCTATGATCTCTTGACTTCTTTCTGATCCGACACGATAGCGAACCCTGACTAAATCTTCAGGTGCTTTCTTCTTCACTTAAAGTTCTTCTGAATCGCTTCGAAGATTATCTCTTCCATGTTGAGTCCTTCGTAACTCTTGTCGGCGCGGACATCGTTTGCGACAACCTCAACTACTGTCTGATCCTCGACTCTGCACTGGACTACGGCATCATTGTTGAACATTGTCAAGTCTTCAAAGTTGACAACTCCAACCTTTCTCTTACCAGTATCAATAAGGATCATACGGTCGAATGTCTTGTCGGGTATACCGAGGTTTTTTCCTCTATGGTTTCTCAGTATCACCTTCTTTGTATGATGCGTGGTCGGTTGAAAAATAGTGCCCTGCAACTTACACTCGTAGCGAAGACCATCAGATCCTTCAAAGTCCATACCATCGGCAGTGTCGCCGACATACTTGAGATTACCGTTACTATACTTATCGATTGCCATTTCAACAATCTCTGTACGCAATGGTCGAGTCTGGTTGCGAGTGAGTGTACTGACAGAGTTGATGACTCCGAATACTTTCTTCCAATTTACATTCTTTTTTAAGTCAATCATTTGTCTCCCCCTATCATCAGTATCTCTGTTGCCTTGGTTGCTGTGTGGGTATCATCTTCTTGTTTCTTCTTTCTACCCACGGTATATGTTATATCAAAGTATTCTATCTTGCAACCTTTATTTCTTTCTTCAAAGAAGTTATCTCCCCAATCACGGTTCGATAACAAAGAGTATGCTCCACTATCGCATGAATGATGAAAGAAGTCAAGCACTTTTTCTTGGAAATCGTCACTAAGTTCAGTTCCATAGTCAGCGAACGTCTTCTCATCATCAGACGCGGATCGGTAAGGAGGGTCTAGAAACACATATGATCCCTTACCGACATGCTCCATGGATTCACTGAAGTCATTGGAAGTTATTACAGAGTTCTGCAATGCCTCGTGCCACAACATCACGTTCTCTTTATTGTAAACCTCTTTATCATGTCGCATCAACCCGCAGGGCGTATTGAATCTTTCGTGCTCTGCGCCCATTTGCCAGACACCGTTGAATGCAGTCTTCATCAGAAAGTAGAGAGTTGCTGCCTCTTCGGTTCGGGACCAGTCGTTATAATCCTCTTGGTACATCTGTCTAACTTTAAAGAAGAAAGTTCTTCTTGTCTGTTGTTCTGAGAATATCTTATGCCAATCGTACTTGTTGTGTGGCAACTTGTACTTCTTCTCCAAGTCGGCGTCCTTCATGCCAGTTGGATCATCAACCCATTCTACCTTACCGGATGACCTATCTCTACGTTTTGGTGGAGACAAAGACATGTATTTTATAGCGAAGCGGTCAGTGATCTTTGTGAACTCATCGACATCATCTCTAATGGATTTGTATATGTTTACAATATCAGGGTTGATATCATTTATGTAGAACTCTGCATTCGGGTTTGTTTCATATGCCCATATGAACATGGCACCGCCGCCAAAGAAAGGTTCGTGATACTTATCGAACGCCGGTGGCAGGTATGGTCCGTACTCATTGTTTATTAATTTTGTCTTGCCGCCTGCCCACATGAATAATGGAGTCATCTATTTACAACTGTCCAGAACATCCAGCATGATTCTGCTCACTTGTTCTTTGGTAAAACCGTCTGGACTCATGTGAAACTTAAAGTTCTCCCCCATTGTATATTTCGCCAACCGAGACATCTTTTCCAAGCATTCACCCTTCTTTGCTCCCGCACCAGAACAGAAAGTTATATATTTGACGTCGGGGTTGATTGATTTTGCGACCGATGCGTTTTTGAACCAGCGCTCGTTTGCGTTTCCAAGTAGGTTTTGCTTCTTGCCCTCGAAAACAGCAACGAGTCTGTCCCCTATGAACCATGATCCGCCGTCGGGTGCAAATCCGAAGCAATTTTCGCCCACAAGGTCTACCTTCATTTGATTGCTAAACTGTTTGATACTGCGAAAACCAGAGGTATTGGGTATGAGTTCGTCCGCACACTCTTTCAACAGCTTATCCATCTTTTTACTTTGTTCGTCATACGCTGTAGTACCTGCTTGGATACCGCCGTTGTATCCTTCATCTCTCTGTGATCTGTTAGACATCATTGTTCCCTTTCGTAGTTTGTTATTAGCAATTCTTTGCGCTCTTTTTGCGCTTCTGTATATACCTTACTAGATCGCATTGTATATGTCAAGTCCCAATCATTAAAATAATAATCTGCGTACCTTTTTCTTAGAACTTCATTTGAATTGTAAGTGATCATCCAATCATGCTCACATTCAACTGAGTCTTCATAGAACCTCATGTGATCAAACCCTGAGTGCATGTCCCCGTTCTTACCATACAAGTCATCCTTGATATCATAAGGAGGGTCGAGAAAGATAAAGCAATCATCCGCACCTTTGGCACTGAGTAGGTACTCGTAGTCAAGATTGGTAATCTTCCAGTCCTTGATGAGTTTAGAATATGCTGGCAACTTACTGATACCATTCATGCTGAAGTTCTGCTCTGATGCCTGCTCCGAGAAAGAACTACTCTCCCCTAGTCCTGAGAAACTACACTTGTTCAGTATGTAAAAGTACACTGCTTTAGTCAAGTTATCTGTAGATCCAGTTGAGATGTTACACTTGGCATGATTGAAAAGTTCTCTGTGCTTGTCGATCATTTCCAAGATGCTGGGATCCCAGTCAATCTTTGGAACCTTTTCCTTGCGTAAAGGTTTCGATACATACTCAATGGCACCCTTGATTCGTACTAACTCCTGATGTAGTTCTGGTCCTCTATCTCTTAACTGAACCCAGAAGTTATACAGGTTATAATACGCATCGTTTACCCAGACCTTCGTGTTTGGTCTGGTCTGGGTTACATGCAATGCCATTGAACCACCTCCAAGAAAGGGTTCCCGAAACTCACTGAAACTCTCTGGCAAGTCCGGACTCAATTTCTTAATCGCTCTTGACTTACCACCTGGATATCTCAATGGTGTCTTAAGACTTACCATTATCTCCTCCGAGTCTCTCTTCTAAGACCTCAAGTCTTTTTTTGTTTTCATTGATTCGAACAGTGTTAAGATTGATAACCTTATCAATAACTCTAAGCATCAAGTAAAGGGATGCTACAAAACTAATAGCACCCACGATCCAGAAGATGTAAAACCAAGTCATAGTAATGTCCTTTCGGTTAAGTAAAAAAGCGCCCTGGGTAGGATTCGAACCTACGACCTGCGGATTAGAAGTCCGATGCTCTATCCAACTGAGCTACCAGGGCATTTGTTGTTGTAACAATAACACACTTATTTGTGTTTGTCAATAGTTTTTATCTTGTTCTCTTGTACCAATCGTATGCGATACTTCCTAAGAATATCGCTGATGCCAAAACAGCAACTTCACCAATTAAATCTAACATGCCAGTCCCTCCCTCTTTGCTCTAGACAGTATCCTCAGAAACTTTGCACGGACCCAATCACATTCACCTGTAACCAACTTAATTCTACACCTATACTCGTCTCTGTGCCATTGGTACTCTTGGGTCGATGGCAAGTCATGAATCCTCTTGCTTTCTAGAACCATGCCAGTTTCTCCCGCTGCCCCAATTGGTCCGACAAGTTTCACCAAGTCACCAGAATCAAACTCTTGCCTAATCATAATAGTCAAAATCCCAACCAGCAAAGGGATTGTCGCAGTCATCCGCAATACTTTCCTTCTTCTGGTCTTTTTTGTGAGAATCTTCTCGTTTTTGTTTTTCATCTAAGAACTTTCTTCTCAAAACTTCATACTTATCATTCTTTTCCATAACTCCATCTGTCATCGCGGGTAGATAGGAAGAGTCGCCGCCGTCATAGACCCTCACCTTTTTGCCGTCCTTGAGCGTAATGACAGGATCTGAATCCTTTACATCGGGATGCTCGGTGAACTCTCTAGCAGTTAGATCTTTCTTGACAATTCTTCGGCGACCATTCTGCTCTTCAACACTTTTTAATGTGAAGGTTCCATTGGAGGTTGCCTTCACTACTTTACGCTGACCGTTGAAAAGGTAAGAGATCTTTTCGATGGTTCTGCTTTCTTTTATCTTACTCATCGTACCCAAATTCCGTCCCTACAAACGTGATACTCGTCACAGACTTGCCTTTCAATTGATTCGTTCCAGCAGTAGTGTTCATTGCAGACCCTGACTCTTCCAGTGGTCCAATAACAATCTGTTTCGGTATATTCGTAATCTGGATGAAGTTCATCACACTCCTCGTCTAGCACGATGAGGCACCCCTGCAAAAACAAAACTAAAAACAAAATATATTTCATGACTCAACCCTATGCAGTTATTTGTAGTTCCCTAATACGCTTACACAGATTAGCATACTTTCTAGGCACATGTCCAGGTTTTTTTTGCTTAATCGAGTCTAATATGGGTTCTGCCCATTCATCGACTGATGGGACATAGACCAGGCATTTACCATCGATTGTAGAATACTTGTAGAACATCCCTTCCTGATCTCGGAGGTTCGTGTCGAACAAGTTGTAGTCTTCTAGAAAAACTACTGCTTCGCCTTTTTTAATCTCTGTCACTTTTTATCCTTTTTTCTAGTGAATGAATCTTTACTGTTAATGCTATTATACTCACCACGCTAAAAATGTCAAGTAAAGCGCTGATCTTTATTATATTCCAAAACCACATTTTAGGATCCCCCCTTTGCCCAACTTCTGAACCAATTTTGCGGAGTACCTGACCTTTTTGCCTTCTTTCGTTAAGACAACTACAACCTTCATCAACTTGTCATACGACAGTAAGAATCCTGGTCCTTGCCACGGTTGATCATCAGTGAGATGATACTCTTTGTATCTAACAAGATCGCCGACTTTCATTTTATTTCCCGCAAACTCCACAACCAATGCTGCTCACGATGCCCATTCGTAAATAGGATCTTGACCTGCTTACCTTTCCAAGACAGTACCACTCCTGGTGTTGTGGTATCCACGAAACTAGACCAGTGCTTTTCGTCAAGTTTAACGAGCATACCTCTCTTCAGGTCTTTCTTCTTAACCTTCAATCTTAAATCGCCGTGAGAGATGACGAGCGATCTGATGGCAGGTGTGTAAATCGACATCTTTAATAGTCTCGTCCTTGTTCGCAATTTCCCTAACTTCAATGAATATTTTCTCGAAGTCATTAACCGCTTCGTCAAATGTTTTGGTGTCCAAGTTGTCGATAGTATACCCAGAAGTTTCAGATAAAATTACTCCACATTTATCAGAGTGTTCCATCTTCCACTTGTATCCTCTTCCTGTTCTTTTTTCTTTTCTTGTAAAGGACATTCTTGTTTTGTCAAACTCCATTCTTTAAATGATCTGATGGTTCCTGCGTTAGCACCATTTGACAAAAGAACATTGTAAAAGTCCTTATTCAAATAACCGACGATCTCACCAAAAACGTTCAAAGGTCTACCCCAAGGATAATCTCTGAGATAGACCTTATCACCGATATTGTACTCCCTCATACCCTAAATAGGGTATTTTACACTACTTTAACCAATTCAATCTCAAAATTAAGATCTTTTCCTGCCATTGGGTGATTAAAATCTACCGTAACAGTCTGATCATCGATCGTGTTGATAACACCCCTTACTGGTTGTGACCCCACCTGCCCTTCGATTACGACGCCAGATTCAAACTGAAATCCTTCTGGAAAGTGCTCTTTGTTGACCACCTGGATCCCTTCGGGGTTGTGAGTTCCGTACGCTTGGTCGGCCGACAACGAAATGGATTTAGTTTCTCCCATCTTCATTCCCGAGACAGCACTGTCAAAACCAGGGATCATCTCCCCTGCACCCACAGTAAAACTGATTGGTTCTCCTCTTTCATATGAACTATCAAACGTCGATCCGTCCTTAAAAGTTCCCTTGTAATGTACCTGGACAGCACGTCCTTCTTTTGCGATTGTTTTCTTTCCCATTTTTACTTCTCCTAACTTGTTTAATGTATCGATCTATTCTTCAATGTCACTTCTCTAATTGTTCAACTGGACTCTCCTTTTTCGATTATAGAGTGCTTCCAGCACACTGGTTGATAGGATTCTGCTCCGCCGACCAGGATATCCTTATCTTGTTCGCCGAGTCTCTTTGTGTAATGAGCGTCTCGATCACACTCCGAACACACGGCAGGGCACACGTCTATACTGGTTGCCCAAGGTAATAAATCCTTTACCTCTCGGAAGGGCATATAACCCGTTGGGTGAGAGGACAGTTGCAGGGTAGACACGAGAATGTTCTTGCCTCGTTTGTACAATTCAAGACACGCTTTGGCGGATCCTGGGATCATAAACAATTCATCGACTGCTATCACATCTGCTCGCATACCCTGTTCCAATATCTCAGATCCTGATTTTACCAATATGGATGTGTGCTCCTGCCCCTTATGCGTAACCACCTTGTTGTATGAATACCTATCGTCAATGTCAGGTTTAAACAAGATGACCTCCTTGTGCTGGTACCTATACCTCTCTAGTGCGGCAAGCATTCTGGTTGTCTTGCCTCCGAACATTGGTCCAGTAAATATTTTAAGTTCAGGTGGTTTCATTTCTTCAAGTCTCCAAAATGTCCTTAATCATTTCTTCAATCTCTAAACGAGAAACAGACGCAGTTTGCTGTTCGTCGATGACTAGATCGAATGTTTTCGGGACATACTCGCCCTCGAAAAGTACGTGTTCGTTTTCTGCAAAAAACCTATAACAGGTTTCGGTCTTGTCTTCTGTCGTAGACATTTCCGACTTGAACTCCTCAAACAGATCTTCATGCCGTTCAGGTATATCGTAATCCACCGACTCCTCAAGATACAAATAAGCAGCGATTGCTGTTGCATCCTCGATGTTTGTCGCTGTCCTTGACGTTGATGTCGTGTGCGGCCGCTTATAGCAGTCGATCGTAGAGACTGCTGTCACAACGTAAATTGGGGCACCATCATCGGTATCGCCGAGTCTCTCTTCTCTGATCTTCTCCTCCTCTGCCTCTCGATTATACCTAGCAGCCATCTCTTCGTTTGTCTCTTGGTGAGTAGTGTATTTCTTTACAACACACCCGATGAGCGATGTTTCAAATCCAATGTGACGTTTCTTGCCCTTGAACATTGCCTTGAACTCGTCCTCTGTGAGAACTTGTGTTGTAACCCAACTGGTTGCCCAGTCTTGGTTGCTTGCTTCGATAATCTCATAGCAATGGTTTGGAGTAACCAAGCGCTCGTCGTCATCGTCAAGAATAATGTGCTCCCTGGTAGGAGACGAATTGGCGAATGCTTTCTTGCCTGGTCCTGAATAACAACTAAACATGTCAAGGTTTCCGATGCCTCTTACAGGAACCTCAGAAGACTTATTCATAAAGTTATTTGTTCTGTTGTAAGTCTTCACAATAGCACCTGGGACAATACCCTTCTCTGTTAGTTCTTTTACATAGTCTTGCCTAACCAAGGTGCTTACTTTTAGGTAAGTCTGGAAGTCATTGCTAAATTCTTCACACTGCTTGCGAGTGTGCTTTGGGTTTCCACAATAGGTACACGGCATTATCTATTTCTCCTCATTTTTCTCTTTAGATAAGAACCTACGTCAGAGTCGGGAACTTCGATCTCTTCGAGTCCTTCCTCTTCTTCGGGTTCAATGATATCCCAAAACACATTATCCATATTACTCTTTCCATACAGAGATGTCAAGTGTTTTTTTAAAGTCGTTTCTGTTCTAAATGGAAAATTGGAAGTTTTGGAATTCCAGTCTCCATTGTCATAATAATAAATTGTTGCCTCAATCATAACTAAAAACCCTAAACATTGTTGTGCCTGAACTTCCTGTTTCTATCTCATAGTCCAAATTAAGACTCTCTACTCTGTCAATAAAATATCTTGTATCTAAATCAATGTAAGAGTCAAAAGCAATACTGAACGGTGGTTTGGCAAACTTTTCAAACTTTTCAAATTCACTTACCTGTTCTTCACTCAAGTCCTCTCCTCTCAGGTCGAGGACTCTCATCTTTCTTTGCTTTGTTCTGTATTTTGTCACCTTTACATATGATATTTTTATCTTTCCAAGATCAACGTGCTCCCAAAAGTCAGACTTCCTCATGCTTATCATCTTGTGCTTAAATAAGTAAAACCACTTTGTTCTCGTTTGGCGCATTAGGACAGCAACACCGACATCTGTCATTATCATGTCGCCCTTCTTGACATTATACTCGTACTTCATCGCTTCGATCTCCAGAAAATATACCCCTGGATTGCTCCTAGTACGATCACCAGCGAGATGTATGTCTCTTTGTTATCCATTGTCACGACGGATTGCCAATCTATACTATCGAACAGCATGTTGCACAACCTTTATGTCCCCTGACCATACCCATTTCCTCTCTCTCCCAAATAAGACCTTCAAGTTTCCCACATCGTTTGGTTCTATCAATATAATACCAATTTTCATCAATGGTTTCAACAAAAAATCCTCATCCCAGTGAATGTATTCCACCAAATCTCCAGGTTTCAATCTTTATCGACGCCCCACTTAAAATTGTACCAAACTCTTTCGTGAAGATAATATAACACTGTTTTTGTCAAGACCTCAATCGCACTAAACGCAGCACCGAGTTCGATACTACCAGTCAAAAACCATGCTAAAATGAAAGTATCAACAGTGCCTACAACTCGCCACGTGAATGCTTTAGCAATATGCCTCTTCTTCTGAACCATATATCTGTGCCTCCATATTTAATATTGCTCGGTACCGCAATAGTCCGAGTTCTTTCTTTTTGCACTCCAACATCATATCATAGTCTACCCCGTAGTTGTCAACAGGTTTATAGATATAATCCGAATGTGCTTGTACTCTAATCTTTTCGTCTTTCTGTTCTGCACGTCGTGATTCCGACAAGTGGACGACTGGTTTGATGCCATGCCAAGTCGAAGCAGCGAGTTGCACTGCTTCGCCCTCGGTTTGACCACCGGTGCAGAACCTGTGGTGATGGTAGTCAAACACAATAGGGATATGAATTGCCTTGTGAATGTAATCGTAAAGGTGCTGTGTACTCCACATCGATGCCTTGTCATCGTTCTCAAGCGTCACTCGATTCTGTGCATTGGGTGATAACTTGAAGAAGTTACGACACCAGCGTTCTGCAGTACCTGCGAAGTCGCCGCCATAGGTACCACCAACGTGAATATTGATCTTAGCATAGGGTGTCGCTTCCAATCCCATGAGGTCAAACACCTCAGAGTGAGTCTCAAGTTCCTTGATAGTCTTGTCAACTACATCTTCTCTAGGGGATCCAAGGACATTGAACGGTCCAGGGTGTGTAGTGATACGATGACTGTTGTACCCTGCAAACTCGCCTGCTTCGTCGAGAGCAAGCGCAATGTTTTCGAAATCTGGAAGATCTCTAATGTTGTATTCTGAAGACCAAGGGAACAAATCAGACGACAAACGAAAGAACTTGACATCGTTCTCCTCGTTCCACTCCAGTATTGTTAAAAGATCACGACAGTTCTGAAGTGCAAGTTCTGAGGCATAAGTGATGCCTCTCTCTTTGAATGTCTTCTTCACCATTGAACGATTAGTGGTAACACGTTTGGACTTAGGTAGTCCAGACAAGTTCATATTGATACAAGCGTAACCAAGATTCATAATGCGGCCTTTCTTCTCATTGTTTATAGAATATAACAGACTAATTCTGGAATGTCAATTGTTATTCACCCAAAATCTTTTTCTGAATTGATCTTACTGCCATTCTCTGGAGTCGTGGAAGTTTCTCGTATGTTTCCAATTCTACGCCTTCCTTTGTCATAAAGGGTCTATTGTTAACTCTAGTCATGAACTCGCCTTCTTGACCCATTGCCAGGTCTCCTTGCATAGCCTTCTTGCCATAACCAGGATACTCAGCGTTGTTTGTTCCGATCAGGTGTGCGTCTTTGCCGCCCTTTGGAAACACGATAACAGAGTCCTGGCAGAACTTCTCACCCAGGGCAGCGATTCTACTCACAAAGTCTGCATCATCATTGATGTTTACGCAGAACAAACTGTTCTCTTTAACCTCTTTCGCCAATGGTGTACCAAACTTCTCTATGTAAGATCCGTCAACCTTGGTAACACCATACCCAAGACCAAGCAATGTCGCCTTGAGGTCTCGGTTTCTCTCCATGTTATCACCACCAATCACTGCCTTCTCTGTGCATTGGTCTGATTCGTCTGTATCATCTCTGAACGCTGTGATCACAGCACAGTCGTGCTCTTGGATGTGCTTGTAGACCCTACTTAATCCAGATTCATTCACGAACCCTCTCCATTCATTTATAATTTTCTTCATGTCAGTCATTTTTTTCTCCTTTTACCACCAACTTTCCTGCCAAACGCAGTGCTTTACAGTCCCCCATGGACCAAACTTCTTGCATTCTGCAAGAGTGTAAATCTTTAATAATTCTCCGCCAAAGGTAGAGACTCCTGGGTCCAGTGCTTTCTCGTACTGGAAGTGCCACCACTCTGCACCAAGGTAACTGCCACCTCTCTTAAACGACCTTCGCGACTTGATTGGGTGGAACCCGTGTTTCTTGGCGAGATCTGTAAAGGAAAAGAGTCTGTCCTCTACTTTTACTTTAGTGTTATTGTAAGTATACCCGAGAACCTCTCTGGTGTCAACACTTTCTTTACTGGTTCTACACCAGACATTCCATTCCCTGTCTCCCACTTCCTCAATGACGAACATCTCTTTCTTTGGGTTGTTCATACCGGAGTCGAGTGCCATATCGAACGCAAGTCCCGTATAGTGAAGAGACTTGGAAGATCTGCTTGCAGACTTCTTGCTGTCTGACAGTGGTCTCTTTGCGCCAGCAGAGGTGATAACACCGCCTAGTGACAATACTTCCTCTCTAAGGGCGTTGTACGCCTCTGCAGCGTCCTCTCTCAACCTAAAGTGTGCATACCCTTGACTGCCCTTTACTTGGTCTGTGTCCACCTTTATCCACTTCATTTTATCAGAAGGTTCTTTCGGGTCGGGGTGGTCACCTATCTCAAACTTGAGGTTGACGTCGCCCGATGCCTGTAATGCTTCATTCAACTCCTCCAAAGTACCCTTGCCCACAATGCCATCTGGGTGCAGGTGAGACGCTTCTTGAAAGTGTTCAACCTGGAGTTCTGTTGCTGTTCCGAAAATCCCGTCGGCGATGCCTGTGTTGTAACCCAGTGCATTGAGCGCTGACTGTAATTCTTTGACGTCTTCGCCTCTTGATCCCTTCTTGATAATCATAATGCTGATCTCCCGATGTATTTCACCCAAGCAAAACGTGGTCTGGTCTCCAGGTATGTTTCGCTCTGGTCGTTGTCATATGCTTCTCTTTCGAATACATTATTGTAGTACGCATCCTTGCCATTTCCATATTTGATGTATCCTGCCAAATATGATAATCCGTATAATATCCATTGTAAGCAGAACAAAAGTTCTAATTGCTGCTGAAAATGGATCGTCTCGTGCCTCTTAGTTTTCTCTGACAACTCTCCTCTGCACCAAACCCATATCGCAAAAGAGTTCGCCCACACATTGATAGGCGCGATCTTCGACAACCAAATTGGAACTCTTGAGTTCTCTATGAAGAAAGGTTTTAAAGATTTTAAATTCATTTGATTTCCTCCTCTTTTTCGTATGCCCACAACCACTTCTTGTATACCCATCCGAAACCATGTCGTTGTAACGTTTCAGATCTGAAGTATCCCTCATATTTAGTTCCTGGTATCATCTTTATGTATGCTTTTTCGACCAATCCAGCGTGTTTTTCCTCAAACCTAATCAACATGCCGATCCATTCATATCTGGGGAAGAGACAGTGATGTACTAAATCCCCTATTTTCAGATCCTTCGCCATATACTAACTAGTGGCGGCGGATGTGTGCCGGATATCGTATTTCCTGCTCCATGTGATCTTTTAAGTAAAATACGGCGAGAGTAAGTACAAGAGACCACAATACAAGAGAGATGGTTTCCAGCGTCTTATGCGATAGTTTGATAGTTTGTAACCTCCACGACCTTGGACAGTACGTATTTATATTTAGATGCGACGTCTACACGCTTTCTCTTTTCCGCATCGTCGAAGAGAAACTTCACTCTCCTAAATAACAGTTCGCAGTTTATATAGAATTCTATTGCGCTGACGAGTACACTCACTCCAGTGTACCCTAAAGATTTAGTCCTACCCGAGAAACAAGTTCTATCCTTGCAGTGATTGCTGAACTCCAACTTCATCTCCGTCTTCGACTTGAAGGACACACCCCTCTGTGCTTTGTGATCGATCTGAAAGTAGACGTCTTCCAATGCAATAGTGTCAAGTGATCCGAACTCTGCGCTGTAATGTCCTACAAGAGAGTTGAATCCAGCATCAATTATACCAACGCCGGTGCCGGCGATAGCAGTTACCGATTCTCCATCCTTCACGGATATTTCTATTTTAGATGCTCCCTGTTCTTCAAAAAGATGATAAGACACAAGTTCGAGTGATTTCCGACTTATCAAAAACTCTTCGAAATACTGCACAATAGTATCAGTGTTCATACTGTTGTCTTTTCAAATCCTGATGATACTTTGAATAGTTTTCTGACGCCTTTGGTCTTTCTGATCAGTCTCAAGATCGAAGACTTGGCGTCTTCTGGCGAGCGAATCTGACCAGGTAAACTGGGAATGAACTTAACCTTAAGTCCTGCAACATATTCTGATTCTGATATCTTTTCATTACTTACCATGATGGTAACAACTGTGACGCTAGGGATAGCGCGAATGTCTGCCACTATGTCCTCAAGTCCTCGATATCCCGTGCTCGCTCCGGACTCGGCCTGATAACCGAGCATGAGGTAAAACTGATATACGCCCGTCTGTCTTGATCGGTCTGCCCTTTCTGATATCAGTGAGTCAAAGTATTCTTGTATTTCTTTCATAAATTATCCCAATAGTGTGTTTTAAGTAAATAGTCAAAGAAGAAGAGAAAGGGGAAGCAAATACTCCTCTATTTCACTTTAGCAAAAGAGTTGAATTAAAATTATAAGTATAGCAAGTCCAAAACAGACCATTGTCTTAGGCGTGAACATGGTTTCACCCAACAGAAACCAAGTTAAGACGGGAAATATGATCAACCCTGCTGACGAACCAATAAATCTCGCTGTCCATGCAGAACCTGTTTCGTCAACAATAAGTCTCCACGAGTACCAAAATGACACAGAACAAGGGGCGCCTAAAATTAAAGCAGTTATCCACGGCTTGTTTGACCACCATTCCGACAGGTACTGGGAGTTTAACTGAAACCACCCGATTACCTGTCCGAGGAAAACCAGTGCTATTCCAATGTAGAGATTCATTAATGTAATTCCAGACTTATAGAGGATTTGTAAAGTTCTTTTTTCGAAGTTGTTAATGCCAACAGACACTTCCAGATGTTGGAGATTTCAGATTCGGTCAGGTCCAAGTGTCCATCTTCCGCCTCCCTTAGAAAAGGTTCAAGTTCATTTAGATATTCAGAGAACAAATATGAGTTAACATAAGTTTTTTGTAGTTCTACCAAAGTGAACTCTGACAGAAGAATCCCATGAAGTCCATCGAACTTGCACGTCTCCTTGGAGATGAGATTATGAGTGCTTGCAAGTTGTTGCCATTCTCTGAAAGATTCTGCATTAAACTTGTACGTCATTTTATCTTGTTGTGACAATGCCTCGACCCCAAAAATGCTTGCTGTTTCTCTGATCGGTGACCAACAGGGCGCTAATATATATGCCCTCTCCCTTTCGAATGATCTTGCCACTGTACAGTTCCAGGGAACCATACTTTGGTTTAATGACTCTTCTTTGGAACTTTCTTCTCGGTGGTGGAGTGTTGAGGTACCGCACGCACTGCTCAAGTATATCCGAATCTGTTGTGTCGCAAGGCAAGTTCTCAAAAAGATCTATTCTCGCCGCTACAACCCACTTTTTCTTTCCAAACCCTGGAATGTCCCAAAACATAGACCCGTGATACCTGCCGAGTTTTCTCTTGTCGCCACCAGACAAGAGTTCATGTTCTTTTATTTCTCTCAAGTCACACTTAATCATTCAATTCTCTTTTCAAGTCGTCGCAACCACCAATAAACCTTGCAATCGAATCTTCACCACCCAATTGCATAACAATAGGAACTGTCCTGTACTTGTGAAACTCCTTCACTTCTGCAAGGAACTCAGGGTCATTTGATAGTTCAAAATACTCATAATCGTACCCCAAAGAATCCAGCAATCCAACAACCTCCCTACAGAAAGGACACCCGTCTAGTCCGTAAATAATGTAGGTGTTTGATCTACCCATTGAGGAGCATCCTCGAACTTCTTGATTGCTTTAAGATCTCTGCGTAGCTACCAACAACAAGAACTCTTTCTGTGCGCCCACCTGCTTGGTATTCAACCTCTGACAGGTCGAAAGAATCCGCCGGTACACCATTGATCTCTTTAAGTACAGACCCGTTGTGGTATGCTGGCGCGATAGAAATAATGTTGTTAGGATTCAAGCAGAGCGTCTCTGTGTTGTGCTCGTACGTGGGTGGAGGTCCCTTCTTAACCACTTTGAGAGTCAACATCACTTACCTCCTGCGTTGTTTCCTGTGGGGTGAATGCCGCTGCGAGAAACCCCGATAAGATAGACTGGCAGTCAGAATAACTTTCCGTCAATGCCGAAGACATTTCTTTCAAGTTGCCTAAACTCTTAAGGGAATTAACCCCGAGATCTCCTTCGTGGAGTCTCGCAGAGATCTCTGCCATGTCATCTTGTATTTTTTCCGTCTTCTGTACGATATCCCTAACTACTGCGGGGATATCTTCAAAATCAACTGTATACGAAACTTTAACTTTCATCTCTTTCCTTTTTATAATAATCTTATTACTACTGCACTTGTAAGACCTATAACAGCGGTGAAAAGTGTCCATATCACCTTCGAAGCTGTATCTTTCCACGACTCAAGCGATCTTATTCTAGCATATAATCCCTCATCTGGGTTGTATACCGCTTCTTTAATCTTGGAGACATTTTCAATCATTTCATCCTGTTTATCTCTAACGGACTCCATGGTTACACATAACCTATCTAACTTTCTAGTTAACTCAACAATCAAATCTCTAGGTAGATCATTATTACTGGACATCGCGGACCCCTCCATAACTATTATACTGTAAGTAGGTCAACCCTTGTCAGATTCTTCGATAATTGCAAAATTAGTTGTGAGCAGGGTGCCAGCAGCAGAGACTGCGTTCTGAAGTGCATTCTTTGTAACCTTCGCTGGGTCTATGATGCCACTCTCATACATGTCCACGGGTTCACTTGTCAGAAAGTTATATCCAACATTGTCGGATTTCTTCCTCAAAACAGCGTCTATCTCCTCAAAATCAACGCCAGCGTTATGACACATTGCAGACATCGGCGACCTTAGTACATCATAAAATATTTCTGCGGCAAACTGTTGATCTTCTGTTAGTTCTATGCCCTTAATGTCCTCTAGGATCGTCTGAGCGATGCGATAGAGGGTAAGACCCCCACCTGGCACAATCCCCTCTTGCTGGGCAGATCTCACCGCTTCTAGGGCATCTTCGATGCGGTGCTTCTTCTCGGTCATCTCGATCTCTGTCGCTGCGCCCACTCGAACAATGGCAACCCCACTAGCAAGTCTGGTTACGCGCTCTTGGATCTGCTCTGCATCTGCCAAAGACTCAGCATCCTTAACTTGCTGTTTCAGATCTTCAATTCGTGCAGCGAGTTCAGATACATCACCTCCTCCGCCAACTATGATAGTACCGTATTTTGATATCTCAATGTTGTGGCATGTACCAAGATCATTGATAGTAACGTCTTTAACTTGGTCACCCATCATCGTCCTGAAGTACTTTGCACCGGTTGCGATGGCAAGGTCTTGCATGATTGATCGGCGTTCTTCGCCATACTTTGGTGACTTAACTGCTGCAACCTTCATAGATCCACGTGCGGTGTTCATAACCAGTGCAGAGAGTGCCTGACCTTCAACGTCGTCGCAAACTAGGACGACTGGTTTCTGTTCTCTTGCAGCAATCTCTAATACTGGCAAGATAGTCTGAACCTGATCAACCTGTGCATCACATAGGAAAATAAGAGCATTGTCATACCTACAAACATTTCTTCTCTCATCCGTTACAAAATAGTTAGACAAAAACCCTGACTGAAATCTGAACCCCTCCACCAAGTCGAGAGTTGTCTCAGTAGATCTACCATCCTCGATGGTCACTGAACCACCCTTGCCTACTCTGTCCACCGCTGTAGAGATCAAGTCGCCAATGACCTGGTCGTTGTTCGCTGATATCATCGCCACGAAAGCAACATCTTCTACGCTTGAGATCGGTTTAGATTTCTCTTCGATCTTTTCACATACCAGAGTGCACACCTTGTCAAGTCCTCGTTTAACTTCAACTGGACTCAACCCTCTCTCGATCAGTTCCATAGACCTAGAGAATACCGCCCTAGCGAGAATAGTTGACGTGGTTGTACCATCGCCTGCGTCCGAGTTTGTCTTCTCGGACGCTTGCTTTACGATTTCAATTGCTGCATTCTGGAACGGATCTTCGAGAGATACAAACCTCGCAACAGTGACTCCATCCTTTGTAATGATCGGTCTTCCATCTTTCCTCTTTAGTATTACATTGCGACCTTTCGGTCCGTAAGTAGATGCTACGTTGTCTGCAAGTCTGTTAACTCCATCAAGCATCAATTGATGTAAGTCCTTGCCATCTGAGTAGTGTTTCATTTGTCCTCGCTTTATGTGATGTCTATACTATAAACAAGTATATGCTAGATGTCAAGTGTTTTTATGCATCTTGTGATGCTTTTCTTACCTGACCTGCTTTTCTGGTGGTCAAGGCCTTTGCCTTGGCTGCGCCTGAATAGCGCCCTGTGGTTTGTGTAGTTGCATCGGTTTTGAACCTGTCTGCTGCGGCATTGAGTTCCTGTAGTTTCACGAAGAGATCCTTAAACTTGATGTTTAGTGCTTCGAACAACTTCTTGGTGTAATCTTCTGCATTACTCATGTCTAAAGTTCCAAGGTCGAGCATTGTTTTATCGGCCGCGATTTTCTCAACCTCTTCCCTTGACAGGTTAAATGATCCGCCTTCAAACTCTCCGTCCTTGTTCTTTTTAGCGCCCTGTACGTATCTATTCTTAATGTTCTTGGTCAAGGTGTTTTTCAACGCAGCAACGCTATTAGCGTCAAAAACAAATTGGTAAAATTTGATTTTCGCGTTGGCGGGATACTTTTCGCCAACGATATACTTTATTTGTCCGTTATCATTCACTTCTTTTTTCAAATTTTCAAAAGACCCTGCAATTCTAGTGCCTGGCTTGATGAATTTGAGAGACACCCTACCACCTTCAAAAGTCACGTCGGCAAGATTCGTGGTCGTGCCCTTTTCCACCGTGCCACCAAAAGTCTCTGCAATAAACATCTCAAACTGATACCCTTTTTGAGATGCGCCGCCGCCCTTGTTGGTTGCTGCGTTGCCCAAAAGATTAAGCAAGGTTCTGATAACATCTATCTTTGCTATAACCTCGACATGCTTGTCCACATCAATGTCACTTGTCAGCACAGCATTGAGACCCTTAATGAAATCACCCAACTGGTTGATATCACCGCCACCTATATTCGAGATTGCAGATCTGAATCTCTTAAGTGCCGGTGGTGCAGTTGCATCTGCAGTATCATTCAACCAATTTGGTTCCATCACAATTGGTACATACTCTACAGACTTAGGTTTCTTAGATTCCAATACAGGTTCAGTGGTCTTACCCACCTGGGCAAACATTTCAACTAAAAGGTCTAGGTCTTTCATAAATACTCATCTGCGATACCGTACTTGATCGCATCCTCTGCAGATAAATAGACGTCAACATTGTTTAAAAGTAACTTTTTAATCTTCCTTCTGGTCAAGTTCGTACAGGTGCAAAGATAGTCAAAGTACATCTCCTGAAGTGCTTTCGTTTCCTGCATTTCATTCTCGATGTTTGGGTATGAACCGTGATGACCGCTGATAACACTGTGGAGCATTACTCTACAGTTTCTACCAATCTTTCTCTTGCCCCTTGTTCCGTTAGCAAGCAATAGTACACCTGCTGACATTACCTTGCCCACGCCCACGGTCTCGATGCTACAGTCATGTTTAATCATATCCATAACGTCAAGAATAGAAAACATATCAGATACAACACCTCCATGCGTGGAGACATACATTCTAAAAGGTCTATTAACTTCATGTTGGTTCCCCTGTGCGTCTTCCAAGATGTCTTGCCTTGTATGGTTAAAGTAAAGCATTGCTTGAAGTACTTCTGATGCCATACGCTCAGTGATATCACCATAACAGTTGATTGCCCTGATGTCGTCTTTATCTGACTTGTCCGCAATGTTGTTTATAATATAAATCGCTTGCTTGCCGTCGATGTCAAGTTGCTGATCAGCAATCTGCTCCATGGCGTCGTCCTCGGACATTGTCTTACGCTTCTTTTTAGATAGTTTTCTTGGCATTGTATACTCTCTCCTTACCTGTTGGTGTCTTTTCAATAATTCTGTATGGGAAACTTTTAAGAAATGATCTCCATTTCTTGTCATCGTCAAACTCCCTTGCAAAAAAGAGCAAACTTTCCTTGTTCCTCGGGCTGTACCCGTTACCCGTCTCTTTCCACTCGACGAGTTCTTTCAGTACCGTCTTGACTCTTCTCTGGTCCGTGTATTGGACCTGTAGTCTACAGGCGACACTATTATCTTCCTTCTTCATTTCTTTCCAGCAAACAACGTTAATCATTTTGATTTCCTTTCTTTATAAGTCTTTTTGCCACATTCCTTGGTATACAACCTAAAACAGTTGTTGTGTACAATAACGTCCACTGCTTAACGAACTGATCGTCCGCCTTGCATTCTTTGTCTATCTGCTCATCAGACATGCCAACCTCTTTCAACATCGACCGTCTCCTGTCCACAGAACTCTGAAGGTGTCCCAAGAACACCGAAGACAATGATATCATATTTGTAATGAAATGGGAATACATATCTTCCTGTTTCTTTGAGTACTGAAACAGGAAGATACAATGGTGTAGGAATACGCCTATTGAAAACCAGAAGATCGCGTATATTAGTTGTGTGTCCATATTAATAGATTAACAAAACCTTTCCGTGGGGTCAAGTAAAACTTGTTTATTTTTTAATCTTAAGAGACTCAGTGATGCGATTTGCGACCCGAGTGGCGATTCTTTCTGCGATCTCTTCGAGTTCTTCTTTGTCAATCTCGTTAAGTTCATCTTCCATCTCTGGTTCAGCGTCCATCTCTGGATCTACGTCCATCTCTGGTTCATCTCCTGCTCCGTCGACAGCGGAAAGAATTTGGTCTAAGATATCACGAGCAGTTCTAAGAGAAGCAACGTCACCCTCCGGCACGTCAACCTCTACGTCCTGACCGTCTTCTGGACCTTCCTCAGCAGGCGCGTCCATCTCTGGATCTACATCCATCTCTGGTTCGTCCTCTGCTGCTGGTATTCCCATCTCTTCGAGGTCGTCCTCGTTCATCTTGCGAGGTTTAGCAGTTGTAACTGTTGATCCTTTCGTACCAACTTTTTGTACTTCGATCTCGTCGTCGTTGTCGCCTGGATGGGAATAAACGCCTCGGATTCCGCTGCCTTGAGGTTTCTTCATTTCATCTACCTCTTCGTCGTCTTCGCTGGTGTGTCGCATCTCTTCGAGTTCTTCATCCTCTTGGAAAAGGTACGCTTTTTCATGGATTGGTTTAAGACCTGCAAGAGTCCAAAAACGCCTTGTTGTTGCCTCATTTAAGAGTGCCTTTTTTTTGTTGTTTGACATGTCATTCTCCTTTTAACAAAATGGGTTTTGTGTTAACAGTAATAAATAGGATTATTTTTTCCCAAAAGTTATATTAAATTAGTCTTTGATCTCTGTAAAAAGATCTTGAACTTTTATTTTATTTGATAGTTTTCTCAATGCTGCCATTTCTATCTGTCTTACCTTAAGATAATTGATACCTAAGCGCTCTCCTGTCTCATGTAGAGTTAGAGATTTTCCAGCACTTTTGATCTGTTTCTCTTTGATAGAAATCAGGCAACAGTTCTTTTCTTGCTCGTGGTCTATCCACATTCTACACTCCTTGTTTGGGCAAGAAACATTTTTGTCTTCGCACATCTCTGCGCATTCTGGTAATGTACTCATTATATGTCATCGTCTCCACTTTCAATCAAATCAAAGACAAAGTCAATATCCCTTTCGGTGATCCCAAGATCTTGAAGGGTCTGATTTCCTTGTTTAATGTCTTCATTTTGTTTATCAATCTTCTTTTTTCCAATTTTACCTTTCTCCTGTTTTACTTTGGTAATATACATTAGTATATTCGGGTCATTGGTTATATAACCCGTAATCATCGACTTGAAAAAGTCAACTTGACTAATTCCGTCTCGGCGTAACTTCAATCTCAATTCTGCGTGACGCCCATCAGTGTCAGCAAAGGTTATCTTCTTGTCTTCCTCCCCGTAGCAGTAGTAACTCATGTCGTTCTCAAAATGTGTGTGCTGCTCTCTACTTGAGAGGCAGACGACTGGGCGATAAACTCTGCTCTTGCCTGCAACTGAGTTATGTTTCTCGCTCCCGAATATGATAAACCAGACCTAACGTTCTGAAGTAGGTTTCTGACTATCTCCTTAACACAACCCTTATGGGTTATTGTTGTAGATATCCCCTCCAGGGATCTTGCTTCGCCTCGCCAGTCTGTTTGCGCTTCAACTGATGCCATCCCCCTATACACTTTGTACTTATTGCCATCATTGCCCTGGAACACTTGTCCAGGACTCTGGTCCGTACCTGCCAACATTGATCCAAGCATAACAAAGTCTGCGCCAGCAGCTAGTGCTTTGACAACGTCACCAGCGGTCTTAATTCCTCCGTCGGCAATGATTGCTGCGCCGTCTTCATAACTACAAGTTAAAACAGATTCAAAAGTCGGGACTCCATGCCCTGTCTGTATCCTAGTGGAACAGATTGAACCACCGCCGATTCCGACACGCACTGCGTCTGCACCCCAGTCTGAAAGCGCTAGATACCCTTTCGGGGTGGCAACGTTACCGGCGATAATGTTCAACCCTGACCCGTACTTGTCCCTGATTGTCTTTAACGCTCTTTCGACTAGAACATGGTGTCCGTGAGCAACATCCAAACAAAAGGTAGTGATTCCTGAATCTTTATTAAGGAAATCAATTCTTTCCATAAAGTCCCCAGTGACACCTACCGCAGCGGCAGAATGTGATGGCGTTATCTTCGACTGATCGAAGACGCTACAGTACCTGTGGGTTATCGCCAGTCCACCTAGTTCTGAAAAAGCATTTGACATTGCTAATCCAGTTACCGTGTCCATCGGACTTGAGACAATAGGAATTGAATATCTCTCCGAACCCAGTTGTCTAGTTAGGTCAATCTCTGACCGAGACTCGATATCACTGTATTGTGGGACAAGCAACACATCATCAAAACTGTTAGTTTGTCTTTTCATTTACTTCCCTTTCCATCTCTTTAACGAGACTTGTTGCTTTGTTCCAGCAGTTTGGACAATAAAGATTTACTTTTTCTTCCTCTTCTCTGACCACTACCCGCCAGGATGTTACTTGATCCCTATTCATCCTATCATAGGGTTCGTGGCAAGTCAAGCAATGTTCTGGTATTTTATCGAATAAACCAAGCGCAACTTGAACATCATTATTTGACTGCTTTTGCTTTGCTCTTTTTAGTTTTCTCTTGGCACTCATGTCAATCCTGTAGATCCCAAACCGCCGGCACCTCGGGCAGTCTTCTTGCCGTATATGCTGTCTTCTTTGATCTCCCACAATACAGGTTTTTCGATTCTCACAAAAACTCCCTGGGCGATTTTCTGGCCAGGTTCGATAAACTGAATATCCTTACCTATGTTCTGGAGGTTGACGAATATCTCGCCGTCATACCCCTCATCGACCACGCAGGCACCAGTGATCAACTGTGTCTTTGACGCGATACCAGACTTGTTCATAATCTGGAACATGCACTCTGGTGGCACTTCAACCTTCACCCCTGTCTCCAAGAGAACACTCTGCCCTGGTTTAACCCTGACTGCTGCCCCCTCTAATGGACAAAAGTAAATATCCAGACCTGCATCACCTCTGTGTGCTCTCGTTGGCAACTTTGCTTCTGGACGGGTCCTAAAAACTTTAACGTAATCCGCTTCCATACTCATCTTCTGTGTATCTCCTCTGTCGCTCCCACGACTACCTTTTTTAATCCTCTGTCTCGCTCAATACTATAGGCGATTGCTCTTAATCCTGATTTTGCAGGATCCATATCGTTGATAAGATACCTTGGTCCTCGTTCGATGCCCATCACCAACTTGTCCCACGGTACACCCATAGTGAGAAGTTCCCTAACGGTGTGGTCTCTAAGATCTTCAGGGCGGGCAGTTGTGAAAACAATCATGCACCCATCCCTCTTCCAACGCTTGAGTTTCTCCAGTGCACCTGGTGTAAACTCTGATTTTGTCGTCTTTATCGTTTCAAATTTGCGATACTTGAATATCGTCCCATCTATATCGCAAAATATAGTTCTCTTTTTCTCTACCATGATACCTCCTATGCTAAAATCTTAAAGTTTCTTCTAACTGACCGTGTACTGAACCCCCACTGAGGATCCCACTGAAGTCTAGACATGTAAGGTCTGTTAATATAGACCTTATCTTTCGCTGGATCCACGCCCCAACACTTGATAGTGTTCTCCTCTGAGTTTGAATCCACAACTTTCACTACATAAAACACCTTACCATTTTTTGTCTTCTTTTGCAAGACTTCTCTTGGAATAAACCAACAAACACCCAACTCGGGATCGAACTCGGAAATGGGAGGTATCATTTTCTCTTCGAACAGTGCCTGCAACTGTTCACTGACAACGGCACTTACTGGGAAGATGCCTGTAAGTGTGACAAGGTGTTGCAATTTCTCCTCTTCCGTAAAGTCCCCCTCTGCCTCATACAATACAATGTTCTCATCAAGGTTCTTCTTCTTTCTTGGACGCTCGATAGCGATCGCTGTCCAAAAGTGCTTCAACCCTGAGAATCTTTCGTCCATCAGGCAGTTGAGTGCTTGTGCTCTAGTGAGTGCGTCAACTGCTTTCTTGTTCAACTTAGAGTAGACGATGTCATCATTAAAAAGAAAGTCCTCTATCGTTTTGAACGGACGGTTGTTCATTATTTGTGCGATGGCGGTTGTCCCAAGACCCTTGATAGATGACAAGGGTTGTATGAGAGTCTTCCCATCTTCACTAATCTCCCACACGATACCTGATGTGTTCACGTTCAGTGGTTCGATTCTGTACCCGTACGACTTCGCTACATTGATCGCTCGCTCTTTTCTTTTATCTGGTTCTTTGTCCAAGAATGCTGCCAACCAACATTCAGGATAATAGTTAAGAAGATAAGCACATTGGTAAGAAAGAACGCAATAGGAGACAGCGTGAGATTTGTTGAAACCATATCCAGAAAAATATTCAAACTTTTCCCAAAGTTCCTTTGCTTCATGCTGCTTCATTCCCTTCTCTATACATCCTCTACGAAACTTATCGTAGATCTTATCTTTCTCTACTGTTGCTGATCCGGTACCCGTTTTAGTCAAGATCTTACGCAACTTATTGCCCTCGTCAAGAGACAGGTCTTTGCCCAACTTGTGAGCGAGCATTGCAATCTGCTCTTGAAATATAAGAAACCCGTAGGTCTCCTCGGTCACTTCGCGTACCTGAGCGTTGAGATATTCTACATCTTCGGGGTTCTCTTTAGCACCGACATACATCTTGTCAACACCTGCAGAAAGCGGACCAGGGCGATATATAGAAGTAATGGCAGCAAGGTCCGTAATATTATTTGGTTTAGCATTCTTACAGAATGACTGTGCACCAGCTTCGGTGAACTGGAAGATTCCTGCCCACCTTCCTTCATGAAATACATTTTCCCATACCTCCCTATCGTTCAAGTCAATCTTCTCAGGATGCAACTTCTCTTCATAAAAATTTCTGATGTCTTCAAAGGTGGGGTCGGTATACCCTTCGTGTCGTACAAGGATGTGGCGAACGGCATCCTCCATCATTCGCAGAGAGGCAAGACCCAAGATGTCAAACTTAATAAACCCCATCGGTTCAAGATGCCTTACATTCATCCCCTCAGACCAAGGAGTCTGACGTACGCCTCCAGAGTTAATCAACGGCATCCACTTGTCCAGGTTCTCACCAACAACAACCCCCCCAGCGTGTCTGGATGCAGATCGTGTCTGACCATACAAAGTATTGACGTGTGTTTCCACCTCTGGATACTTTCTTAGAAACTTCTGTAGAGAATCTGAGTACTCCATCAGTTCGTCAAACGTTGGATTGTAAACACCTGCTGTGATCCCATGCGCTTTCTTAGCAAGTGGTGTCGCCTCGAAGACCATCTTGTTCGTTACTGCGTTCACTTCCGTGAATTCAATATCGAAGAACTTTGAGATATCTTTAATCAGCGACCTGAGTTGCAGCGTGTTCCAATTGGTTATCGGTACAACAACATCGTCACCCCATTCGTTAATCAGATGTTCCTTAAGCACCATTGGATTCGAAACGTCATAGTCGATATCGGGATATCCAGAACCACCTTTTGTTAAAAAACGCTCAAATTGCAGTCCGTATCGTATAGGATCTACTTGGGTGATGCCCAAGGCATAGGCAGCAAGAGAACCCGCAGCAGAACCGCGTCCTGCGCCTGTAAGTTGCATCCTCGTCGCCTCTTCTGCTATCTTTTTCATCGTCAAGAAGTACTTGCTGAATCCTCGCTCATCAATTACTCCAACTTCGTACTTCAGTCTCTCAATGTACTCCGATTTGTCAGCAAACCCCTTCTCCTTCGCGCCTTCTAAACATAAGATTGCGAGGGCCTGTCCTGCTGTCTCTCCCTCTGGTACAACGAAGTCAGGAAGTCTAACAGTATTGTCCGGCATGAACGATTCAATCCGCTCATGAGCAATCTGGTATGTTCTAGAAATAGAGTCTTTTACAAGGTTGTCATCGTATTCTACTCCGCATTCTTTGGAGTATTTTTTGTAACTCTCCCACATCTGGTCGCCATTCTTTGGATACAGTTCGTACCCGATCTCATCGACGTCGACAGGCAGGTCATCTGATAACCATTCTACCTTCCTACCGAGAAAACCTAGTCTTTTATAGAGTTCACGGTCTTTCCAGGCATCTGGTGAATAATAGTGGGAATCTGCGGTAGAGATCAGATCGATACCAAACTCGTAGTGCATCTGGATTATGAATTGATTTAAAGAGTGCTGTTCTGGTACGTTATTCCATTGCAACTCCCCATACCATCTGTCTCCAAAGATAGACTGCATCTTTTGCGTAGTCTTCCTGAATGCGTCCAGCACTGCGTCTTCACCAAACTCTATGTTTGACCTATAGTCACCAGCGTAGATCCCGCCGAGGCAAGCGGATGCAGCGATGACGCCCTCGCTGTGCTTCTTGAGCATAGCATAGTCAATTCTGGGGTACCGATAGAAATTGTCACCCATGTATGATTTTGAGATCATCTTAAAGATATTCTGCAAACCTGTCTGGTTTTGTGCCAGCAAGATGAGATGACTTCTTTTGTTGAGGGTAGATTTTACTTTTCTTTTCGAACCCTCATCCTCTATAGTTGTGCCGGACTGGGTCGACTCTAGTTGCTTTTTGTTTTTCGCTTCCTGTCTTATTCTAGTGTAGTCCTCTTTCCAATTTGCCACGCTTGGTACAAAGTATGCCTCACAACCAAAAATTGGTTTGAACTCCTTACCATCGGCGAGCATCTTCTTGGCATGTAGAACCTGATATGCTAATCCATTAGCGTTGCCGTGGTCCGTTAATGCAAGTGCGTCCATGCCATTGCCAAACGCAAAGTCCATATGTTGCTGTGGATATCCCAAAGCGTCGAAGATGGATCCTGCAACTGAGTGGGCGTGCAGACCCACAAACGGTATTGTTGGTTGTTCTCTCAAAGTACTTCCCTTTCGTCTTTCTTAAATGAATTACTAAAACACCATCTCCAGTCACCATTGACCTTTATAGGATCAGTCATCATCTCCCGATAACCGTCCCATGTGGATATGTCATAATAATAATCCAACTCGTATGTTCCACTATTCTCAATCATTATATCATCACTGAACACTTTGTCAAGTGTATAGTCGCTCTTTGTATCCATTCTTTTAAATAGATATGAACAATGTTTAAACTGTCTTGCGTTGAAACTAAATCCAAGGTGGGCACCTGTCCTGGCACTTTGTCCATTATAAGTGAGAAACATCGAATCGTTACTTTTCACTAGGGATCTAACTTCTACGTTTTTCGGATAATAGACACCATATGGCATTGATACATAATATCTGTGTGGGGTTATCCACTTGCTTATCTTGTCACTTATCGTGTAACTCGCATACACTCCCTCCATGACTGACACCCCAATGCCCTCCTTGTTCATGTGCCTATAAGAGAGGGGGACGTAATATATCGGAACGTGTCTTCTGAGGTCTGAAGAGAACTTTGCATACTTTGCCCTCTCGTGTTGTGCCAGGTTTAAGACAAAATCTCCGCAGACCTTCTTGAGGACTGGAGCGATCGCCTCGTCACAAACTATCCATATTGTTTTGCATCCGAGATAAGAACACTCTGCTATGCTTCTTTGTACAGCATAATAACCATTTGCGATAGGTAGCATACTCGGGTGGAGCAAGAGGTCGATATCAGACTGGACTTTAGATACTGGAATTATCCCTGCGATATGCTTTGAGGATGTCATCTCGTTTTTGTCTGTCATAGTACTCAACCTTCTCATTGCTTCTGTACACCACTTCCTCTAGTGGGGTCACCCTTCTCTCGATAACTTCAAGATTTGGGTTCCGCCTAGATTCGCCGCGTGTTATGGGTCTGTGTAGTCTTTCGTCTTTTAAGAGTTCTTTCTGACTCACGAACCTAACAATAGTATCAGAATAATCAAAGTTTGTCAACTGTTCTTTCGTTAGGTTGCAAACTGCTACCACTTCTTTTTTACCAAAGCATCTAATAAGTTTAACAAACGACTCCTTTGGAAAGATTGTATCTATATTAGTCACATTACAAAATTTTAGTCTCATAAAATCCATAGTTTTATATAGATCTTCATGTTCTACCTTGTGTATGTCCAAGTCTGTCCTGATGTTTTGGGACGGAAAGAGGTGACACTTCTTGAATTCTATGCTGGTATCTCTAAATCCGATATTGTTCTTCTCCACTCTCAAGAAGTCAAGCGTATCGGGGTTGATGACCAATCCGCGCATCGAGCACAAGAACTTTAACATTGACCAGGCGTCTACTACCTCTGTCGTATTGAGTGTTTCGACTCGTACCGGGTGATCGAACACGACGTCTACATCTGGTTCACTCTGGTCAACGAGTATAATTGGGACACTCTCAGAGTACGCCTTGACTAGAGCGTGGACACAAGATCCAACTATTACCTCTTCTAGTAACATACCATCAAGTCATAGTCATAGCGATTAGAATGCAACGCTGGTTGGAACATAGAATCTTGATCGTCAGGTAGGCATATCTCGTCGAGAATAGACATAAGATCATTGTACATCTGCTCGGTACTATCAGTCAATACAAATGTGTCACCACCAGTTGGTTGCGTGTATCTGACCCATCGATTCTGGTAGTATGACCTAGTGAAGACATACAGTTTAGTGTTTGGAGACGCAGACAGGGCAGTGATGAGCGGTGCCGGGTCCAAGACGGGGTCCAAGAATGATTGGTCTTCCTCATCTGTAAATACAATTATTATTCTGTCTGCCTCGCTCCTCCAGTTCATCAAGAAGTCTCGAAGGACAGGCATAGAATCTATCATGTGAAATCTATCTGCCCAAGATGCGGTCGAGAGGTCGTATGGAAGACTCGTAGAAATGGTTCTTAGCGAAAGGTAGATCGCGTCCCTCAGCATCTCAGACGTCGTGCCGCCGAATGACCCGGCGGAAGAAAATGCTGCCATAAAGTCCGTGAAACTAACAATGTCTGCTTCCCTTTTCAACCACTCAGTCTGTTGGCTCGAGTGCAAACCTTCCACAGGAAATGATCTAGGACCGGTAATCAACCCCCACTTTAACTTCTGTTCTGCAGAGAACTGACTAGCGAACCTATTCATCGCCGTTCGGACTGCATTAATACTGTACTCCATTGACCCAGACCAATCGACAATAAAAAGGATGTCTGTATCTGGAATTGCTTCACCAAAGTCCGTGGTTCCGTCACAGTCATTGTCAGCACCATCGCATATCTCTCTGCTCGGAACAATCTCTCCAGCGCAGAAATCGATAAGCAAGTCTCCGTTCGATAGTTCACCAAACCACTGTCCTTCTAGGCAAAGCATCTCGCCGAGTGAACATACACCGATGCCACCAGTTCCCTCTGGTCCAGAGTAGCATGGTTTGGCAAGATCTTCGTCAACTAGGTCGTCGCAGTCTTCATCAAAGTTATTGCAAACTTCTGGGTTGACTGGGATGCCAAGTAGTGCGTTGCACGCTTCTGGATCATCAGCAGGGACTAGTTCCGGAGGTAACCAAG